CCCGCTAATACTGCGTCTGCAATATGGCATACTATATCATGCACTTCTAATGTAGATAATTTAGTTCCATTTTCTTTTTCAGATAAAATTCCTTCAATTTTTACTAAACATTCTTTTAAAGGTTGAGGCCCTGGAGCTTTACCGCCCGATGTTACAAGTCTTGCTCCTTTTGGTCGTATATCTGAATAATCAAATCTTAGTTTAGACGATCCTTGAAAATAAGTTTTCATCAGTGCCTTCACTGCATCAGCCCATCCTTCAATCGAATCTGCTATAACAAAACGACGTGTTCTGCTATTATTTGGTTTTCGTATTTCTGGTAATTCATCTACGTGATGCTTTTGTACAGAATATCCAACCCCTGTTCCACCTAAAAGCAAAAACATTGTTTCACTAAATGCTCGTAAATCGTTAATTGGCAAATAAGCACAATTATAAACACGATTTGGTGAAATTTCAATTGGTTTGCCTCCAAATTGTAAAGACCGCATTGACGGTAAAACTTTTTTGTCGTATACAAATTGGTATGCATTTTCAATCTCTTCCCGTAAGTCAGGATATTTTTTGATATGCATATTAAGATTGCGGGTAACTAATTCTTCCCATGTTTCTCTTCGGTTTTCATTTGGCAAATACTTTGCATATTTCATGAAAACTGTAATGTCTGATAAAATTTTGTTTGAAATTTCCATTAATGTTTTAACCTTTTTAAAAATGTATATAGATAAAAAATGGTCGAGCGTTTACCCGACCTTTGATTTATTAATAAATATAAGTCTATCCCAATGTTCCACCGAGATCTTTAAACTTTTGTGCTAAATTTTTCTTAACTAATGTTTCACCTGTTTTCATTGTTTGTGTTGTTTGCTTACCTTGCGTAGTCTGCGGTTCAAAAAACTGAAATTGTCCGTTATTTGTATTAATTTTACTAGGCAATGTAATACCATCCGGCCCAAATCTATTTTTTATAACATGTCCTCTACCAGTACCAGACAATTTATCTTCTACCTTTCTAGAAAGAGACATTAAAAAATCAGCTACCATTACTTTACCATAAGAAGACGCAATTTTATCTGCTTCAATAATATCTTCTTCTAGTGCAGATCTGCCGGCCTGTGATGCCGTCCAAACGGGAATATCATATTCGCCAGCCATACCACGTAAGTCTTCATATAACTCTTCTAGTGCCTCGTGTTTATCTTTTTTACTATTTATTTTTAAAAGATCTCCATAATCCACAATAACTAGATCCGGCTTAGTGCCAAGCATTATCGTTTTTTCTAAATGTGCTTTTAATCCCATAACCCCAACTGACTTCGTCGGAAAGTATTTTATAATTAAGTCACCCGATGTATTATTTATAGTCTGTTCGATATCATCAATGTGGTGTTTTAAATCTTGAGCTCCAATGCCTGTTAATACAGAATCATATCGTTGACCTACATAATCTTGATTTAATTCTAATGTATAATGTATTACAGTTTTTCTATTTTTTAAAGCATTTTTACCAATATTAATCAATAACCACGATTTACCAATACCAGCTGGTGCCATTACTACGCCTAGCTCGCCTTTAGCTAATCCACCGTCCATTAAATCATCAATTACATCCCAGCCCGTAGAAATAGTATCCCTAGCAGATTCTGTATATCGATTAATGACATCTTTTTTATAGTCTAATCCAATGTCAGTATCTGCGCCGGCTTTCATCGCAGTATCAATTGTTGACTTAATTGCATCAAAGTTACCAACTGACAATAATTGGACTGATTCAGTGATAGCCTTTTTGATCTCTTGGTTTTTACAGAATGTTAAAATCTCATCTTTAACAAAGGTTAGATCATCTGATTCCATATAACGGAAAATTTCTTTAAGTTGTTCTAATATAGCAACTTTTAATACTTCATCCGTTATATCAGTTATTTTAACCTTTATAACATCCTTTGTTGGAGGTGATTTATATTCCCTAAAATGATCTAATATTATTTCTAATAACCATATATTAGCATCTGATTCAAAATATTCTGGTTGTATAATATCAGCTATCTGTTGTAAGAATCCTCTATCCGTAAACATTGCCGCAATTGCTTTAACTTGAAAGCTCCAGCCATATTCTGTTAACTTATCGTTTGATGTCATATTTAATTATCCATATTATGTGTTTCTAGTGCAAATGCATTTAATGGTAGCCATGTTGTATTCATCCATTTTGGTAAATCTTTCATTGTCGACCACATCTTATCTTCCATAAATAATCTACGAAATTCATTTTTATCTAATATAGGAATTGGGGCTTGTACGATATTTCGTATATTGGATTTGTGTTGAGCTGAAATATCTAGTTGTTTGAGATCCATTAACTTGAAATTTTTATGTAATGTCTCATCATGACTAACAATCTTTTTATATTTATTTGATTCTGTTATTAAACTCTTTGATTTTTCTATAACATCATCAACTGTAAATACGTCTGGTTTTGCTAGTTCTGGTAATAATTTACTTATAGTTTTAGGACCAATTCCACTAACCCCATCGATATTATCAGATTTATCTCCAGTAAACGATCTATATACTACATAGTTATTTGGATGTACATTAAATTCCTCCATAATAGTGTCTGTAGTATACATACGTTTTTTAATTGGGCTCCATATTCGTACCGTATCGTCTACTAATTGATAAAAGTCTCGATCCGTACTCACAATTGTGATACATTTACTTATATCTTTATACATTTCCGAAATATACGTAATGGTGTCATCAGCTTCAATACCATCAATTGATAAAAATGTAACTGGTAAACAATCTAAGTATGAAATTAGCCTACTAAATTGGTGTCGCATGGCTTCTTGCTCTTCTTCAATTGTTGGGAATCGTTGATGATCGTGCCTACGCAACCTTGTTTTATTTGCCCTGTTTGCTTTATAATTAGGATCAATCTTTTTTCTGCGTCTAGATCCTCCAACTCCGTCAAAGACAATAATACACCTAGACGGCTTAAAATCTCGAACTGCTTTGCCAATAGAAAATAAAAATCCAGTCATTCCGCCGATGTGATCACCATCCTCATTAGTAGACGGAGTTGCACCGAATGCTCGTATAAATGTATTCAAACCATCAAATATTAAAATATTATCATTAACATCCGACTGAGCATTTTCTTTTTCTTTGCTTAATTCTTGAAATAGTTTCTGATATTTGTTCATATAATTTATATTATATATTATTTATCATAATACCAAATTATGATACAGTAAAAATGCCCCTATACATAATTGCATAGAGACATTTTTTATTTGAGATATGAAAAATTAACCTTCCTCGTTGATGACCTCATCGTCGACAGAAACATCGTCAATACCACCATCAACATTTGCTCGATACTTAAATATATATTCATTACAAATACGCATATATAACCTATCTCGCATTTCCTTGTTATTAATCACTTTTTCAGCAAAATCCTTTGAAAGGAATTTAACTTCGGATAATACTTCCCCGGTGTCTAGATCAATATCTTGATATGTATACCAAGCGCCGCCTTGAGTAACTATTTTGAAATCTTTCATTGTAGTTAACCAGCCTCCGTAATTATCAATACCACTATCAAAATAGATATCATAATCAACCGATCTAAGGGGAGGTCCCATTCGATTCTTAATAACTAAGCATCTAGTTTTAATTCCAACCGGTACATCCTTCCCATTTACTTTTGCTTTTATCTGACCGACAGACTTTAAACGCAATCGAACCGATGAGTGAAATGGCAATGCTTTACCCCCAGACGTTGTCCACGGATCACCAAATGATACACCTAATTTTGTTCGCAGTTGATTAGTAAAGACTAAACATATACGTTCTCGGGCTATCCAATTTGTAACTTTCCGCATTGCCTTCGACAATATAATGGACTTCGATGTTGCATAACCATCTTTGTCATATTCAGCATCCATTTCTATTTTAGTCGACGCACCCATTACTGAATCTACAATTATTGTAACTAACCGATCCTTATCTGATTTTCGTACATTTTCTACAATCGTTTCAATAGTTTCAAATATCTCCTCAATCGTTTCTAATGGAACATAAAGCATACTTTTTAGATCTACGCCAATTGCTTGTAAAAACTCAGGCGATGTTGCTGCCTCAGTATCTATATAAACAGCCAAACCACCCTTTTTCTGCGTTTCTGCTAATGAATGTGCTGCTAATAAAGACTTACCAGAAGCTTCTAATCCAGTTACTTCCGTAATACGCCCAACTGGAAAGCCCCCATTTGGTCGGTTTGATATTGCTAAATCTAATATTGAAGATCCCGTTGATACCCATTCGTGTACATTGGTTGGAGCATCGTCATCGCCTTCTAAAAAAAATGCAGTTTTATAATTTTGACCTTTGAATTGCTTATTAATATTTTCTGCTAATTCTCCAGCTAATGCATCCGTTAGTTCAGATTTAGATTTTGACTTTTTCTTAGCCATACTATAACCTTACTTTATTTTAGTCATTAAATAGTTTGTCAAATGCATCAGCAACATTTGTTTTCACTTCATCAGATGGTGCATTTGGCTCATCAGTGGAATTAGTATCAGCTGTTGGTGCTGCTACACTTTCGGGTGCATCTGCATCTGCATTCTCTGGGTTCAGCCAGGTTTGCAATAACTCCTTTAATTCGTCATAAGACGGCTCAGGATAGATATCTTCAATTTTTGGCTGATTCATGATTTTTTCAGCAATTGCTTTATCTTCAGTTGCCGGCGTTACATTTGGTTTAACACGAATTGATGTTTTTGGATATTCGCCTTGCATAGTCGGCTTAGTAAATTCAATATCAATATCGCGACCCGATGTTAAATCGGTGATATCACCATAATCAGGATCTGAAATAATTGATAATAGTTCTGAATAGATAGTTTTACCAAACCCCCAAAATTTAACACCTTCCGATTCTTTACCGCGGACGATAACCGGAACAAATGTTCTCATTTTAGGCTCAATTTTTCTTCCCTGCAACCAATCGTCTTTATCCCCAGTATTTTTTAATTTTTCAGCAAACTCTGCAATTGGATCTGGATTGCCGTTTGTAACTGGAGATAGCAAACTTCTTTTTGCTACTTCATAGTTAAAATACAATTCTAAAAATGGATTTTCTTTTCGGTACACATATGGAACTATACGTACTCTTGTTTTCCCTGGCTCGGGTTTGAACAACATTTGTTTTTTGTTGTCAGTGTTGTTTAATTGGTTAAGTTTGTTTTTAATCGCGCTTAAATCTAATGCCATGATTTTTTCCTTTAAGTTATTAATTTATTTTATTTATTAATTATATTGTAGATAATTAATTCGTTAATTCCAAGTAAGTTGTTAATTTTTTTTAATTATTTAATTTTTTAATTGTAAGTTTATTCTCAAGTCCATCTAGGATCTCGCAATACATTCGATTCAATTTCTGGATCTGTAAATTTGCCGGTTTCTCGGTATGCCATTAATTGATCTTCGGCTAGATCAGGATCATCGGTATAAGATAATATAATATCTAATATATCGTCATCTGATAATGTACTGGTCTTTATATTATTTTGTTCTAAAAGTCCCTTTAACTTTATCAGTTTTTCCTTTATTATATATAATAGATAATTAAATCGTTAAGTCCAAGTAATTGTTTAAGTTTTTTATTGTATTATACTTTATTTTCTATAGTATCCCAATCTACATCCCATTCATAATCT